GCGGTAAAAGTAATGTTGAACTCGATTTATGGTGCTTTCGGTAATAAGTGGTTTCACTTTTTCAATATTGACATAGCAGAATCTATTACACTACAGGGACAAAACGCTATCTTATATTCTGAAAGAATTCTTAATAAGTACTTTCAAGAATTCTGGTTAAAAGATACTGCAGTTCATAGTCATCTTAACATATCAGTAAAGATGAAGTTGGTAAGACCTTCCGTAGTTTATATTGATACAGATTCATGTTATGTTCAATTTGAAGAGATGTATGAATCTATTGATTGGTTAGGAGAAAAACTACCAATTGATAAATTTATAATGGAATTGTATAACTTTAGACTTAAGGATTATATAACTAAATGCATGGCTAAATACGCAGAAGCGACTAACACTAATAATTTCTTATATTTTGATTTAGAAACTATAGCATATTCTGGAATTTGGTTAGCAAAGAAGAAATACTTACAAAACATAGCATGGGAAGATAAATTAGATATAGACGATAGATATCCTTCTCTTAAGAAGATTAAAACAATTGGTTTTGATACTATTCAAAGTTCTACACCTTCTCTTGCAAGAAAGCATTTAACAGAAGCTCTTAAGTTAATTTTGTCTGAAAAACCAACAGCAGACTTATTAAAGAAGTTAGTTGATTACTTAAAACAAGGTAAGAAGGAATTTAAATTGGCGAATGTAGATGACATATGTTTTAATAAAAGAACTAATAATATACAAAAATATATTATTGATGATTCTGTAGAATTTCAATATGGTTTAAAATGTCCACCAAATGTGAAGGCTGCTGGTTTTTATAACTTCTTAATGAATACAAACCCTAAGTATAAGAACAAATACAAAATGATTAGTAACGGCGAAAAGTTAAAATTATACCATTGCAAACACAACGTATGTGAGATATTCGCCTATATGCCTGGTGACCATCCTTATGAAATAGCTCCACAAGTTGATTATGAATTACAATTTGAAAAAAGCGTAATAGATCCATTAAACAGAGTGCTTAAGGCGGTTGGATTACAAACCTTAAATAGAAACTTAATTTATTCAACATCATTATTTTAATTATGAAAATTACAAACAAAACAATTTCAGATCTATCAAATAAATATCCTAATAATTCTGAACTAGGAGAAGTTATTAGAAAAATATCTTGGGAATTACAAGAAGACAACGTGAGTGATGCACACGTCAACTCTAATCAAATAACAATTGATGATGTAATTAACGAGGTACAACAAAATAAAACAGATGGAACAACTAGACTATAGTACACTAAATAATGAACAGAAAGAATTTGTTCATAAATACAAAAAAATTCACGATAGGCTTAAAGAACTTCAAGATAGTATGGATTCAATTCAAATCGAAACTAAAGATCTATTAAACCAATTAGGTGACTTAAGAAAAAAAGAAAATAATATATTTAACAATGGCTAAAAAAGATTTTACATTCGACGACCTAAATAAACAACTAGCGGATTTAAACCCACTAGGATCTGTTATGGATAAATCAAACTTCTCAGAAGTTACTGAATGGATCCCTACTGGAAACTATCATTTAAATGCATGTGTTAGTGGCTCTCTTTTTGGAGGATGGCCAAACAATAGATCATGTTCAGTTGCAGGTCCTTCAGGAACTGGTAAAACATTCCTTACCTTAAATTCAGTACGAGAAGCAATAAACATGGGATATAATATAATCTATTATGATTCTGAAGCAGCAGTAGATAAGGATCAAATGATTAAATTTGGTATTGATATATCTAAGGTAAATTATCAACCAGTAAATACGGTTCAAGAATTCAGAACATCTATTACAACAATTACTCACAAGATGCAGGAAATTAAACGTGAAGGTGGTAAAATACCAAAGCTTATGATTATTCTTGATTCTGCTGGTAACTTAGCAACTCAAAAAGAAATTGATGATGCTGCGAGTGGAAGTGAAAAGAGTGATATGACTCGTTCAAAGATCTTAAAATCTATATTTAGAATTATAATGACGCCACTTGCCGATTTAAAGATTCCATTTATATTTACAAACCACACATACCAATCTCAATCATTTATTCCAATGCAAATTGCAGGAGGTGGAACTGGACCAGAATACGCAGCATCTATAGTATTGATGTTAAATAAGGCACAATTAAAAGATGGCGCTGATAAAGTTGGTATTATTGTAACTGCAAAACCTACAAAGAATCGTTTTGCAAAACCAACACCGATTAAATTTCACCTAAACTTTAGTGAAGGTATGAATGCATATGTCGGATTAGAACAATACGCAACCTGGGATATTTGTGGAATTACTAAAGGTACTATTGAAAAAGGTAAGAAAGTTCCTAAAGCAACTGCAAGAGGTTGGATTTGTGAGCATCTTGATGAAACAGTACCTAACAAAGATTTTTTCACCGAAAAAGTATTTACAAGAGAAGTATTAGAAAGAATCGAAACTCACATTAAACCATTATTTAACTATAATTCTGAATCTAGTTCTTTAGATATTGAAGAAATGTTAGAGGACGCAAACGCAGAATAATGAAACTAAACATCGGAAAATTAAACGAAGATAAACTACCCATCAAGTACATTCTTGGAATTCAAGAGGAACTTGATGGGTTTCCTAATGCCTTCGATATTATTCATATATACGCAACAGAAACTTTAAAAAGACCAGAAAGACCAAGAACTAGTTTTACTAAAAATTCTTTAATGAATTATCACGCTGCTGGAAATATAGATAATGCAGAAGCAGGATTAAAACAAGCAATAGAACTTGGTTTAATAGAACAAACAAGTATAGAAGAAGGCAAAGAAGCTTATTTAATAAAAATAAACCCATTTCAATGATAACAGTATTTGACGATTTCATCAAAGATGAACAATTATTAAAAGACATAGCAGAAGATAAAACATTTTTCCAAGATCCAGGAGTATATTACTATTGGAAGGGTTGGTGGAATGAAGAAAACAAAAGCACATCAGTAAAGAAAAGAATTATTGAATATGTATGGAAACACAATTATCCATTAACTCGCATATTTGAAACAGATGGTTTTGAATATTGGACGGGAATTCAAGAAGCAGATCCAGAGGGCAGATTTAGAAATTATCTAGAAATGCACTATGATGACGATGTAGCATATAGACAAGCAACTGGTGATAGAATGAGTCCAATTATCGGATGTGTATATTATCCTGCAGGTCCTGAATTTACAGGAGGTGCTTTAGAGGTTTATACAGAAGGAGAAGACAAAACGCCAGACACTATATTATGTAGACCAAACAGATTAATAATATTCGATGCAGGACATGTTCCACATAAAGTTAATCAAGTATTAACAGGAACTAGAAAGGCAATGGCATTTAATTTATGGGATAGGGAACCATGGTCATATGGTCAGGGCAATTTCGCTAGTGAAAAGTAGGTTATTAAACTAAATCAATAAAACTTATATAATCTACATAAAACAAAACATATGAAATTCGGACCAGAATTTGAAAAATTATTCTTTAAATTATCTCTTGCTAAACCAAAATATTTAGAAAAGATTCAAAAAGGATTCTACACTTCAGAAGAAATTGACATAATGAATACGCTTGCAAAGAAGTTCCATGATAAATTTCATGAAACTCCTTCAAAAGATCAAATGCTTATGTTGGTTAATAGTGATAAGGTAAAAGGAAATGTAGAAGAATCCTTAATGGAGCTTGTATACAATACAGATCTTACACAATACGATGATGAGTGGTTAACTTCGACAATAGAATCTTGGATTAAATGGAGTAATTTTAATTCAACTCTATTTGATACAATAGAGTACATCAAAACAACTGAAGTTACTCCAGATAATGCAGATTCTATTATTTCTAAAGTAAAAACTTTAATTAATGATAGAAATTCAATCGTATTTAATTCTGACATTGGGCTTGATTTCTTTAATGCAGATGATCACTATAGCGAAAAAAGAGAAAAGGTTTCTACTGGATATCAATTCTTAGATAGAGTACTTAACGGAGGTTATGATAAAGATGGTTCATTAATAGTTTATGTAGGTGAACAAAATATTGGTAAATCTATATACTTAGCAAATGATGCTGCTAATTTTGTTAAAATGGGAGTTAACACTGCATTTGTTTCAGCAGAGATGTCAGCTCCAAAGGTATTAAAAAGAATCGGTGCTAACATGTTAACTATTCCAATGAATGAATATGACCAAAAGGCTAAGAATAAAGATTTAATGAAAAGAAAGCTTGAGGGAGTTGGAGATGGTTTAACACCGCCTGGTCAATTGTTTGTTAAACAATTCCCAACATCACAGGCAACAGTACCAGACCTAGAAGCGTACTTAAAACAAATAGAAGAAGAAAGAAAAATAAAATTAGGATGTGTTGTTATTGATTACATTAACATCTTAGCAAATTATAGAAATCCGAATTCTGAAAATATGTACTTAAAGATCAAGCAGATTGCTGAAGATTTAAGAGCAATGGGAACACGTAACGGTTGGTTAATAGTAACAGCAACTCAGATTAATAGAAACAATTACAATTCAAGTGATATTGGAATGGGTGATGTTGCAGAATCTGCTGGTCTTTCGCATACTGCAGATTTAATGTTAGGAATCATACAGGATGATATGATGCGGGCATCTAATGAATATTGGTTAAAGATATTAAAAATTAGAGATGGAGAAGGTAAGGGTGTCAAGTGCAAACTAGACATTAATTATAACTATATGAGACTTCATGAAACAGATGAGGTATCAAATTCAAATATACACAGTTTATAATGAGAACAAAAAGAGATAAAATATTCGACAACACGTTTGAAGATGGCGAATTCGAATTAGATTCTACTTTAAAATTCGAAGTAGCGCCAAGCTACATGGATAATAGAGATGAGGAAGATAAAATAGAATCAGGTATTGTAAGAGATACGATACATAATTTAATTATTGTTTCTAGATTTAATCAATTTAATAATATTGATGAGTTTCAACAAACTATTAAATTAAAGAAAATCGAAATCAATGAAGTGTATGAGTATATTTCAGATGAAATGAGAGCAAATCACTCAATAATTGAGATCTACTCAGAACTATGTGATTATTTTAATATTAATCCAACTAAATTTTATGCTTCTCTTGGAAACAAATTTAAAGAAGAATTAATAGAAGCATTAGATAAGAAAACCAACATTCTTAAGAAGAAGAATATAAATAGACTTTTTTAATATGATTAATCAAGAAATACTTGATAAACCAGTTAAAAGAATTTGGATTTTAGGAGACATGCACCTTGGTGTTAGATCTAGTTCTTTAGAATGGTTGGACATGATGAAAGATTTTTATGACAATCAATTCATTCCAACACTTCTTGAAAATTATCAAGACGGAGATATATTAGTACAGGTCGGCGATGCGTTCGACAATAGACAAAGTATTAATATAAGAGTTTTACATTATGCTATAGATCTTTTTGAAAGACTTGGCAAAATACTACCAGTACATGTTATTGCGGGTAATCACGACATATGGGCTAAGAAAAGTAATGAAGTTACTTCAATTGACACTTTAAAATGGATTCCAAATGTTGCGATTTATAAAGAATCAAAAACATTTAATTGGGGAGGCAAAGAAGTTTTATTAATGCCATGGAGAAGAGACACTGATCATGAAAAGGAAACTCTTGCAGAATTCCCAAATTCAAATATAGTATTTTGTCATTCAGAAGTCAGAGGTATTAAATTAAACAAAAAGGTAGATAACTTTCACGGTGTGGAAGCTTCTACATACGATAGATTTGATGCAGTATATTCCGGACATATTCACTATAGACAGAAGAGAGGAAGGTTGAGAATGGTAGGTACGCCATACGAGTTAACAAGATCTGATATGGATAATACTAAAGGGTTTGATATGGTTGATTTAGAGGACATGTCAGAGACTTTCTATGAAAATACTATATCACCAAAGTTTGTTAAGTTCTATTTAACCCAGTTATACGACGTTAAGTTGGGTGAGTTTAAAGATGCTATTAGAAACAACTATGTAGATTTATACATTCCATCAAATATAGCTACAACATCTGCTCTTTCAAGACTAATTAATAAAGTACAATCAATTAGCAGAAAAATAGACCCAAACATATACGAACAAGATACTTTCTTAGATAAAGATATGTACGATATGGATGAGATTGAGGATCTATATAAGAACTACAATATATTGCATTTATGTAATATGTATGTTGATAATCTTGGACATTCTAGTGATGTTAAAGATCAAATTAAAGCACGTCTAAGGAAACTTCATGACTTTTGTGCATATAACTATGAAATAGACTAATATGAAAATCCAAAGTATTGAGCTAAAGAATTTTGCAAGTTACGGTAACAAAATTCAAAAAATAGAATTTAGTGATGATTCTTCTGAATTATTTTTAACTCTAGGTAAAAACGGAGAGGGTAAAACAACTATTGCTAATGCGATAGTTTTTGGTCTTTACGGAAAAGTAGAGGGAGTTAGAATGGCAGATCTTCCTAATAGAATTAATAAAGAACTTTGGGTTCGTATTAAATTAGAGTGTAAATCTACAAAAATAGTTATTGAAAGAGGATTAGCTCCTGGAATATTTAAAGTAACTTTAAATGGAGTAGAATTTGATAAAGCTGGTAAAAAATCAGTTCAAGATTATTTAGAAGAAGAACTGTTTGGAATCCCATACCATGTATTTAAAAACATTATCATATTATCCGTAAACGATTTTAAGTCTTTTTTAACTATGACTAATAGTGATAAGAGACAGATTATTGACCGCATGTTTGGTTTTTCTATTCTTAATGAGATGCAACAGTCAATTAGAGAAGAGAGAAAAGGATTAAAGACAGAATTAGACATATATTCTCAAGAACTTAATCAATTAAACGAAAATATAATTTCAGTAAATTTAAAGCTAAATCAATTATTAGTAGAAAGTGCTGAAAAAGATCAAAAGAAAATTCAAAGTTTAAAAGATTCTCTTGTTAAGTATAATGAAAATAAGATTAAACTTGAAGAGGCTCAACAGAAAATATCAACAAGTATTGGAACTTTAACAAGTGATCTTCAAGAAAAGCAAAGCGATTATTCAAGTTTAAAATATAGATTAGAGTCTTTACAAAAGAAATTTGATCTATATGAAAATAATACGTGTCCTACATGTGAGAGCGAATTGACTGGAGACTTTCATGACTCTCGTAAAGAGATAATTAAAGAAGATATTGAAAAGCTTCCTATAAAAATGAAGGACGCAGAATCTCAAGTCCTTAAAATAAAAGAAGAAGTAGCAAATCTTAGAGATAAAGATCGTTCGGTTAGAGACAAGGTATCTACATTAAACACAAATATAAGAAGTTTTAAGAACGAATTGATTGCGATTAAAGATTCTTTAAACGGAACTGCTGATTTTTCTCATCTTGAGCAAATCATTAGCGACTTTCAAATTCAAGAAAAAGAAAAAGAAGTTCTTAAAGATTTTAAATCTGTAGAATACGGATTCTTAGAATATGTTGAAGAAGTTTTAGGAGAAGACGGTGTAAAGAACCTTGCAATAAAAACTATATTACCTGGACTAAATGCGAATATAGCAGCAATGACACAAACAATGCACTTGCATTTCCATATTAGATTTGATGAAAAATTCAATTGCATAATTAATCATTTAGGAGAAGAGATCAACCCATTAACGCTTTCAACAGGAGAACGTAAGAAGGCAGATTTTATTATCATTATTGCGATTATAAAGATATTAAAATTAAGATTTCCTCAATTAAACCTATTATTCTTAGATGAGTTATTAAGTTCAGTTGACGCAGATGGTGTCCATAATATACTTAAGATATTAAGTCAAGTAATTAAAGAGAGTAAAATAAACACCTTTGTTATTAATCACTCAGTATTACCACATGAATTATTCGATAAGAAAATACAAATCTATAGAGAGAATGGTTTTTCTAAGTTTGATATTGAAGCTATAGAATAGGGATATATAAATAAGAAATAAAACACAGAACTTAAATGGCATCATATAACCTAAAATTCAACTCAGATGATAGTGTCTTTAGACATGTAATTATCGGCCTTTTAGCTGATTTAAATAACAAGTTACACTTTTATCGACAAATGGATAATAAAACAAGAGCAATTATTGATGTTCCTTTTTATTATTCAATAACTGGAGATGATCAGTTCTTAAGAGATCAATTCTTATTTACAACTCCATCCGGTCCTAATTGTTATCCAGATGCTGGATTTGCAGATGGGAATTATGATATAATTCCAAGAGGACTAGTAAACTTAACTTCAATGTCAGTCGATTCTGGTAAACTAGTTAACAAAAGAACTGTTGGTAATTACACAAGAATGGATGAAAATGGAGCAATGCAAGGATACGTTTCAGAATTTGAAATGATTCCAATTAACTTAGGTGTTGATGTTGAAATTATAGTTAGTTCTACACTAGATGCATTTAAAGTAACTGAATCTATTATTAAAACATTATATAAATCTAATTATTTTAATGTAGAAGTAGGAAACTTAAATGAAGGTACATATAGATTAAGTTCATATTACGCAATGCCAGATGACTACAACAATGAAAGACCACTTGAATTTACATTTGAAGATAAAGACAAGTATAAAATAGTATTTCCAATCGAGGTAAACACATTCTTACCTAATTTTGATAATGGAGATTATGGTAAATCGAATAAAGATGGTACCGTATATGGAAACAGTAAAGAATTCCATGTTGGAAATAGAATGTTTGAAATAACATCAAATTCTAAAGTTGAAGTTAAGGATTCTATTAAAGAACAAGTAGATGCAATCAAAATAAATGAATCTGACAAACTTAGAGATTAAAAAAGATATATATTAAAAATAGAAAAAATAAAAATTATGATGACTAACATTTTATCACCATTTGTAAAAGTAGAAGAATCTTTTCAGTTTTATGTAAACGGAAGAGTCTTTGAAATGAACAACTCAAATGAAATTAAAGAAATTGAAGGAAATACTATCAATTCAAAATTAAAGACTGCAATAGCTGCTTTCGAATCTTTTGAATTCAGTAACGAAACTATTAAATGGTTTAATGGGCCTTCTAAATTTGTATATAACCTTAAAGAAAATACATTTTCTAATAACAATTTAGTTATTGAAAATTCATTCTCAAATCACGTTCTAAATTCCGGAGCTGTTAGATATAATGAAGCTCCTAAAGCTGAATTATTCGAATCTCTCCCTGCGATTTTAGAGAACTTTGTAAATCTAGACTTTGCTGCTACCTTTGAAGGAAATAGTAATGTTGTTAACGTGTTTAAATTAGAAGAAAATGTATTTGTTGCAAGATTAAATACAGAAAATAGAATCTCTAACTTCTTTAAAGCAGACAATGCAAACCAAGTAGTTGACTATGTTAACGAAAAAACAGGACAAAGCGCAATTTCATTCTTAAGTGAATTAGTTGAAGGTCAATCTGCAGAACTTGCTAAAGTTGAAGAGAACATTTCTAAATATGAATCAATGATTGCTTTCCTAAAAGATCAAAGAGGTCTTTTAGCAGAAGCTGATAAATCAGTTGAAGAAATAAAAGCAGCTGATAATTTAATCTCTGGTGAAATCACAGTTTGGGAGAACAAGATCGCCGAAATAAGAGCTTAATATTAATAATAGATAGACACTAAGAAGGGACGTTAAACGTCCCTTTTTCTATTTATAAAGACCGGTTAAACAAAACCAAAGTTTCTTATATAATATACTATAAACAAAACATAAATATAGTGGCTAAAAAGAAAAATTACCTAAACAATAAAGATTTGCATGCTGCAATGTCTGAATCTAAAGAGCTTGGAAAATTAACTCCAATCGCTGAAAAGATGTTAATACTTCTTGCTGAAAGAGCAATTAATAGAATGACATATGTAAACGATGATGACAGACAAGATTGCCTTTCATTTGCAATATTAGATTTATTAAAATACTGGAAGAACTTTAATCCAGTATATCCAAACGCATTCGCATATTTTACTGAAATAGCAAAAAGAGGATATGCTAAAGGATGGAACAAAATACATCCACAGAAATATAAAGGAACTATTTCAATTGATTCTTCTGGTGGAGATGATAGTACTGGAATATACTCTTTATAATGTCAATAAAAAATAATCGCCCATCAAAAAAATCAGGGTTTAAACAAGGATATTTTAATCCTAACAATCCAGAAAAATATATAGGACCTCAGCCAATAATTTATAGAAGCTCATGGGAATATAAATTCTGTATTTGGTGCGATTCTAATGACAAAGTAATAAATTGGTCAAGTGAGCCAGTCGAAATACCATATTGGTCTAGACAATCTGAAAAAAGCCACAAATATTACCCAGACTTTTATTTTAAACAAGTAAAACAAGATGGTTCACTTGAAGAGTATTTAGTAGAAATAAAACCAAAAGATCAAATAACAAAGCCAAAACCACCAACTAAGAATTCAGCAAAAGCTATAAAATCATATAAGTTTCTAGCAGAGCAATACGTTAAAAATATGGATAAATATAATGCAGCAAAAACCTTTTCAGAAGGAAGAGGCTGGAAGTTTATAGTTTTAACTGAAGACACTATTAAGAATGGGTTACATTAAATCACAGATAAAGAAATTAGAGAAAGCAGGTGGTAGATCTAAAGCGATACAAACTGCTGAGAAATGGTTTGAAGAATCTCTTAAGAGTAAAAAGAAAAAAGATGTAGCTTCGATTAGAACTAGATTTGATGCTGGTAAAATATATGTATTCAGATATGATTCACCAATAACTGAAAATTTACCATGGTGGGATAAAAACCCGGTTGTTTTAGCAATAGAGCAAAGAGGATTAACAGATCTTGGAGTAAACTTAAATCTATTACCAACTGAATTTAAAGAGAATTTATTAGATTCTTTATACGAAAGAGTATCAAGTCAAATAAAATCAACCTCAGCTGGTAAAGGAAAAAACAATGCAATTAGACAAAATCCATTAAGAATAACATATGATGGTATAAAAGCGTTTTTAGATTCTGAAGGATATGGATTTGCAATTAGACAATATCGACCTGAACTAATAACCGATAAAGCAGTAGTATCCTATGAAAAATGGGCGGATATTGCTTTATGTGATTTTATGGATCTAGAAGGTCTAAACGAACAACAATTAATAAGGCTATTCAAAGATAGCTTATAAAAAGGATATATAACTAAAATTAATATGATAATATAATGGCAGGATTTGTAGAGAGAAATGGTCCATTGAGTACTGGAAAAAGAACATTCACATTAAGCGATTCACTTAAAAAGCTATCGTCTTTTGGAATGTACTATGACGATTTAGTACTTAGACAATCACAGGCAATTGGTCCAGTAGAGGATCAATTTGGTTACGGCCAAATGAATCCACTGGGAACAGACAGTGATGATATGTATGGTGCATTCGCAGCCCTTTCAATGGCTGATACGAATATGCGTAAAAACGTACCATTCTTTGATCAACAGTACCAGGCAAAAAGAGATGAGCTTAGAAAATTCTCGCAACATGATGAAATTGAAGACATATTAGATATTCTTTGTGATGAGTCAATAGTATTTGACAATAAAAACTTCTTTGCCAATCCAGAAATAGTTGGAATGGAAATCTCAGAAGAGGTTCAAAAGTATCTTAATAAATCATATAGAGAAATTTACCAGTATTTTGGATTCAATCAGGATCAATCAGCATGGTACTTCTTTAGAAAATGGTTAATTGATGGTTACTTATCATTTGAAATTATATACAACCCAGAACAAACTGAAATTATAGGTTTTAAAGAAATTGACCCTATTACATTAGTACCAGGATATAACCATGAAGATGGTAAAAAAGTATGGATCCAATTTAAAGATGATCCAATGAAAGAGAGAAAACTATATGATTCTCAAATTATATACATCTCATACTCTTCAATTACAACAGCGTCTAGAGTTTCATATTTAGAAAGACTTGTAAGAGCATTTAACTTGATGAGAATTATGGAACATACCAGAGTTATTTGGGCTGTTACAAACTCATCTTATAGAATGAAGTTCATTATACCAGTTGGAGGTAAATCTAAAACAAGAGCAAAACAATCACTTGCACAATTAATGAATAACTACAAAGAGATTGTAGATTTTGATTGGGACAGTGCGAATCTGACCACTAATGGAAAACCAATGTTACAATTCAATAAGGAATATTGGTTGCCTAGTAAGGACGGAGAGACACCAGAGATTGAAACATTAGGTGGTGAAGGACCAGATATTAATGATACTGAAGCACTTAAATACTTTACTGATAAATTAAAGCAAGTTTCTAAAATACCATATAATAGATTTATGTATGAAGATGGTGGAGGAGACTTTAACCTGGCTGCTGATGGTATGATTAGAGATGAAATTAAGTTCTCTAAGTTTATTAAGAGACTTCGATCATCATTCCAAGAAGTGCTGGTTAAACCATTATGGATTCAAATGTGTTTAAAATACCCTGAATTTAAAGATGATGCAGGGTTTAAAACTCAAATAGCACTACAATTCCACGAAGAAAATATGTTCGCTGAATTAAAGACTATGGAGATAATGGAGAAAAGATTAGACTTTATTGGAACTATGCAAGATTCATTAATGAAAACTGATCCAGTAACGATGGAAGAGATGCCATACTTTAATATGGAATTCCTAGTAGACAGATATTTAAAACTAAGTCCAGATGATAAAGCTGCAAACGAAGCTTATAAACAAAGGCAAGCAGCAAAAGACGCTGAAGAACCTGAAGTTGACCCGATGGACATGGGAATGTAACAGATATATAATCTATAAAAATAAATTAATATAATGAAAACTATTAAAACATTTGAAGAATTTTCTTCAGACTTAAAAAAGAAATCTTTGAAAGAAGATGCCATTTCAGCTGGAGAAGACTCAAAGGTATTAATCGATGATATTACATTAGATAATGGTACTGAAATTAAATCTACAGAAATTCTTGGAGTTGCTATAAACAGCAAAACTGAAAAAGAATTTAAGCAATATTTCTATGATGAGTATGGTAATGGTGAATTCACCGATGAAGATATGTCAACCTTACTAAAGGCATATTTAGAATACACTGAAGAAAAGAACGCTGAAGAAGTTGAAGCTGAAGAAGAAGCTGAAGGTGGAGAAGAGGAAGAAGATCCATTAGCGGATATTTAATTTTTTAAATTTTTAAGAAATTACAAAATTTCATTTTGATATATAATACAATATAAATAAAATAATATAATATGATTAATAATTTACTGATCCTCGAAAGATCAACTACTGAGTTAGAATTTAAGCAGGATGGTGGAATTTACATTCTTGAAGGTATTTTTGGAGAAATCGACAAAAAGAACAAGAATAATAGAATTTACACAGAAGACGAATATCTTCCTCAAATTGAATCTCTTCAAGCAAAAATCAAAGCTTCAAAATTACTAGGTGAATTAGATCACCCTGCTAATTTTGATGTATCTCTTAAAAATGTATCACACATGATTGAGGAATTAACATATGACAAAGATACCAAACAGGTAAAAGGTCGTATCAGACTATTAGATACAGAAGCAGGAAGACAGGCAAAGGCGTTAGTTGATGCTGGAGTTCCTCTTCAAATATCAAGTAGAGCAGCTGGAGCTGTTGAATCTAATGGAACTGTAAAAATCAAACAATTATTTACGTATGATTTAGTTGCTGATCCTGGATTTGAAAATGCAGAGCTTAAAAGAGTTAACGAATCTTATGGATTCGTCAACGAAGACAACCTCTTTATTTACGAGATAAATAATACTAATGAAACATTAACCACAGAAAATAAAAAAGAAACAAAAATGGCAGAGTCAAAATTTATTACTGTTGAAGATTTTAACAAGTACTCTCAATATCTTTCAGAAGAAATTAAAACCATCAAAGAGGTAATGAATTCTTCAAAAGACGCTGAGTCAACTGAATCTCAACTAACATCATTAAAAGAATACACTGAGTATTTAGCTGAAAAACTAGATCAATCAATAGAGTATTCAGAAAATGTTGCAGAAAAAACAGATAAATCAATATCTTATTCTGAAAAACTAGCGGAAACACTAGATAATTCTATTCAATATTCTGAGCATATTGCTGAAGGAGTTGATCAAATTAAAAATTACACAAACTATTTAGCAGAATCTTATAATGATGGAGCTACTACTCATGAAAACATGACTAAGTATATTGATTATTTAAAAGAAAACTTAGAAAAAGTAACTGAATACGCTGAATACGTTGCTGAAACAGTAAACACTAACTTAATCGTTGAAGACGAAGCTGGTAAAGAAATTGAAGAAATCGAAGCTGAAGATGATTCTACTGACGTAACTGTAGATTCTAAAGACGCAGATGGAAACAAATTAAAGCATGGTGCTATTGAAGACGACAAAGGAGAAGAATTAGAAGATGAGCTTGAAGGCGAAGGAGATGCTGAAGGCGAAGAAATAAAAGAATCTGAAGAAGAAGCAATTAAAGAAGATGAAGCTGGAGTTCCTGCTGAAGAATTAGAAGATGAAACTGAAGACGTAACTGAACCATCTAAAGATGCTGATGATACTAAATACGTAAAAGGTTCTATTGAAGACGATAAAGGAGAAGAATTAGAAGATGAGCTTGAAGGCGAAGGAGATGCTGAAGGTGAAGAAATCAAAGAAGACGCAATGGAAGCTTATAGAAATTCAATTACTTCTAAATTAGAAGCCCTAATTGAAAGCTCTAAAATTAAAGTAAACTCTGATCCAGCATTCTTTAAGTTTATTTCTGAATCAAAGAGAAATGAATTCAACGAATTATCTACTGAAGAAAAATCAACAGTATCTGGAGCAATCGAAGGAAGAGGTTATTTAACTGAAGGACAAATAATGGGATTATGGGGTAATTCTTTAATGGGTGCTAAATCTGTTGAAGAAACTACATTACCTGTAATTTCAATGATGCCATCTGAATATCATGAAGCTTGGACTAAATTATCTGAAGGTAAAAAAGGACAAATCATGGCTCAGTCTAAAATGCACAAATTAAGTACTGAATATCAAGTAAGAAACTTTTGGCAAACAAGAGATCTTAGAGAAACTGCTTCAGTAATGGAAAAGTTAGAAATGTTAAATGAATCTAAAGCAGAAGAAACTAAATCTACTGTAGGATACGATACTACCGATATTGCAGCTCAATTAGCAGCAAAATTTAAAAAATAACAATATATAATCTATAAGAGAAGGACTTAAACATCCTTCTCTTGTTATTAAAATTGAAAAAAATCAAAAAAATGGTTTTTTCAATTAAATAATATAGATATATAGTAATATTAATAATAACAACACTCGATTATCAGTTAAGAAGCAAAAAACTGAATTAGAATCGAAACTCGTAAGAATACGAAAATAAAAACCATTAAAAAAAATAAATTTTAAACAAAATGGCAAATTTAATTAACGAATCTGAAATCAGATCAACATGGGCTCCGATTATCGAGTCTGCGACTGGTATCAACGATGCTGAGAAATTAGCATGGATGTCGACTTACTGTCACAACCACAAACTTTATGAAGATGCTTCATATATGTCTTTAGATCCTTCAATGAATCTAGCAGGTATGGGAGCTACAACTTTACCTTCAGGAATTGCAAACGGAGTTTCTTCTGTTAACGGTTCTGGAGACAAGTCACCTTCATTATTACCTTTAGCAATGCAAGTTGCTGCACAAACTATCGGACTTGATTTAGTACCTGTAGTACCTATGGCTGGACCAATGGGATTATTATCTTACTTAGACTTCGTATACGAAGGTGGTAAACTTAATAACGACGTTACTCCAACATACGTAAAAGCATATTCAGTTGTAACTACAACTGCAACGGGAGCAACGGTAATCGTTTCTAACCCTGCTTTAGCAGATGCAACATACGCTACTGCATTATCTAGAAAATCTAGAATTGATGGAGAAACTATCTATGAAATTGAAAAGGCTGGTGAAGCTTTTGTAGATGCTAACAACAGTACTGTTACAGCTTTATTTACTGCTGCAACTGCTGCTGCTGGAGAAACTTCAGCTATTAAAGTTGAATTAGTAAAAGGATTAGAAGATCACATTAGAGGTTTTGCTGGAGACGGTGAAAACGCAGATGGATATTCTCAACCATTCTCAAGAGAAAAAGGTGAAAGTACTCCAGACAAATTAATGGGTCTTTCTTTATTCTCTAAATCAGTTTCAGCTGAAACTTTCCAAGTTGCTGCTGCTGTAACAAGAGAGCAAGTTCAAGATTTAAAGCAATTCGGAGTAGACGCTGTCGCTCAAGTTGAAGCTGTTTTAACTAATGAATTAACTCAATCAATCAACCAATACATCTTAGGAAAATTAAGAGCTTTAGGTACTACTAACGTAGCTAACTTCGCTGCTATAACTGCTGGTGTAACTGATTTTGATCTTGCACTACCTTCAGTAGGTAATGCGAATGGTGGTGAAACTGTACCTTCTTTACACAGACAAATCTTAACGCAAATTTTAGCTGCTGCTAACTTAATCGCTAACAGAGGTCGTAGAGGAGCTGGTAACTTCGCCGTAGTTGGTGCACAAGTTGCTACAGTATTACAATCTATCTCAGGTTTCGTTGCAAACCCAATGGCTAACACTTTTGCACAAGCTGCAGGAGCAATCTACCCATTAGGATCTGTTGCTGGAATCAATATCTATACTGATCCAACACTAGCTTGGGGTACTTTAGATATTACTGTTGGTAGAAAAGGAGACGGAAACGGACCTGGATTAGTATTTATGCCTTACTTAATGGCTGAATCTGTACAAACAATCGCTGAAGGAACTATGGCTCCTAAAGTAGCTGTTAAATCAAGATTCGCATTAGTTGAAGCTGGATTCCATCCTGAAACTCAGTACATTACTTTCGCAGTTACTGCTGCGGCTAATGCTTGGACTAACTTAGTATCTTTAACATAATATTTGTTAACTAGATAAAGTTAAACGAGAGTTTATAATATTAAAGGGAACTATTAATTTAGTTCCCTTTTTTTATGCCGTTTTTTAAAAGATATATAGAATATATTAATATAAACAAAATAACAAATAATTATGAGTATTAAATCATTTAACAATTGGTATACTTCCGTTAAAGAATCAGAGGTTCAAGCAGAAGTATCACAGCCAACCGCTATTAGTAGTGACGTTGACACTATCATCAATTCACTAGAAACACTTGCATCAGAATTAACTGAAGAACTTTCAGAAATTGAAGATGAAGACCAAATCGAAGAAGGAGCTGGGGATTTTATTAAAGATTGGATGGCAAGTAAGAAAGCTGCTAAATCTCAACAAAAGGTTAATAAAATCAAAATGAACGCAAGTGATTTACAATTTGCTGCAGATAAAGCAAAGGGAGATAAAAAGAAATCTCTAGAAGACAAAGTAAAGAAAGCAAAAGAACAAGGTACTGAACTACAAAAAATGGTAGATGATAAATTTAGCGGAAAGGGTCCAATGACAGCTTCTAAATTATCTAAAGAAAAAATTAAAGGTCAAGTTGAGCTTATTAAAAGAACTACTGGTATGGAAGATGATCCAAAGAAAAAGGCAGATCTTAAAGCTAAAATGCAAGAACTTGCTAAAAAAGCGCAACAAGAAGATGCTGCTATGGCAGAGTTAGAAGATAAGAACAAGGATGTTATTGCTGCAGAAGAAGAAAAAGCAAAGAAAGGCGGAGAAAAAGAAACTCCTGAAGAAAAAGAAGCTAAAGATAAGAAGGCTGCTGCTGATAAAGAAGCTGCTGAAAAAGAAGCTAAAGATAAGAAGGCTGCTGCTGATAAAGAAGCTGCTGATAAAGAAGCTGCTGATAAAGAAACTCCAGAAGAAAAAACAGCTAGAGAAGAAAAAGAAGCTGCTGATAAAGAAGCTAAAGATAAAGAAGCTAAAGATAAAGAAGCTGCTGAAAAAGAAGCTGCTGAAAAAGAAGCTGCTGAAAAGACTAAACAAGATGAATTATTAGCTGGATATAAAGAAGAGTTAAAAAAGGCCCAAGATGCTGGCGAAGAAGATAAAGCAAAAGAGATTCAAGGAAAAATAGATGCTATTTCTCAAAAAGAATCATGGCAATTAGAAAATAGCGAACTAGGTAGAATTTATGAATCTGAATTAAGAAAACTACAAAACAATTCTATATTAAACGAATCTAAATACCAAGTTAACTCAATAAAAGACGCATTTAGCAGATTAATGTAATTCTATTTCTTAGAATTTTTACGAGCAAGATTAATAAACTCCTTCTGTTGATTCAGTAGGAGTTTTTTTATGTGATCTCGAAACTTAAGAGAAGATTCCAGTATTCTTCCATCTACCGATGACTCAGATAGTGTGTCCCAATAATCAGAATGCACAAAGTTCTTAACATCAAAGTTATTAATATTAGAACGAATGGGTTCACCAGAAAGTGCGCAAGTCCAATCTACAGTATCATAACTCTCCTTAAGTTCTTCGATTTGCATAAATTCATCAGTAGACCAGTTATAATAATACTTATCTTTATGCTGAACATGCCTAGATCTACAAACCTCAAATATGATATGTAAGAATTGATCACTTTGTGCTCTTTCTTTAAGAACTGGATTTTCAAGCAATAATCTACGCTGCTGTAGCGAAAGTCCTTCATAACATACACCGTATCTATTTCTTGGATAGGCTCCGCCAGTTCTCTTAATATTAGGGTATTTATTATTGTATGCCATACTATATTTATCTGAAACATATTCAAAGTTTCTTATATAATAACTATAAATCCAACATTAAAAAACATGATCCAAGCGTTATTTACAGAGAAATACAGACCTAAAAACCTAGATGATCTTATTCTTCCAGAAAGAGTAATGAATAAATTCAAAGATGGTCTAACACAGAATATGTTATTTGCAGGTTCTCCAGGAACTGGAAAAACCTCAACGGCAAAGGCTATTGTACAACAATTTGACCTTCCATATCTCTATATTAATGCCTCGACTGATACTTCAGTTGATGTGATTAGAACTAGAATTACAGATTTCTGTTCAACTATGTCTATTCTTGACGACCAAGGAAAATTCAAAGTTGTTATATTAGATGAGGTCGATGGAGTAAGCGATCAGTTCTTTAAAGCACTTCGTGCAACTATGGAGCAGTTTGCATCTAATAGTAGATTTATTGCTACATGTAATTACATTAATAAACTACCAGATCCAATTCTTTCAAGATTTGAAGTAATTAATTTTGACTTTGATAAAGCAGAAGAATCTGAATTAACAAAGAAATATATCAAAAGAGTATATGAGATTTGTAAGAAAGAGGGTATGACAATTGAAAAACCAGCACTGGTTGAGTTTGTTAGACGTAACTTTCCAGATCTAAGAACAACTCTTAATAAATTACAAGGATATAAAAGTCAAGGTACTCAGAATATTACAGCAGAAGATGTAAAAAAATTCAACTCAGTCTATAAAGATGTATTTGAACTAGTCTTTAATGAAACTGATCCTGTAAAGAACTATAAGCAGCTTGTTGGAGAATATTCAAATAGAGTAGATGATGTTCTTCAAACCTTAGGAGCTGAATTTATTGAATACATCCAAACAGAACAACAGACAAGTGTTAAATATATTCCACAAATAGCAATTACAGTAGCAGAACACCAAGCACAGAGAAGTCTTGTTATTGATCCAGTTATTACACTACTTTCATGTGTCTATAAAATTCAAACGATAATCTTAGGAAAATAATGAAGAAAAAGGCAGCTATAATATGTCCTATTAAGAATGAAGAAACCTACATCAAAAAGTTTTTTGAATATTATCAAAAACATATCGATGTTAGTGATATTTATATTTTAGATTTTGGATCATCTGAAGAATACATTAAAAATGTGATCGGAAAAAACGCAACTGTAATTAAGACAGATGCTAATATTTTAGATGCGATTGAACTTTTTGAAGCAATGAGAAGCGCCCAAAAAGATTTATATAAAGAATATACATACGTACTTCCGCTAGATGTTGATGAGATTTTATATTATCATGCCGAAGGAGGATTAAAAAAATATCTACAAGAAACAGAAGTTGAATTAGTCTCATGCAGAGGACATGAAGTGATACATCTTCCGTTCTTACAAGAACCAATTGATCCTTCTAAAAAATGGATGGATCAGATAAAATATTGGTACACTAATCATTATCATTATGGAAAAACATTAATATCAAAGAAAGAATTAAAATGGGAGCCTGGATTCCATACATATGAAGAAGAAACTATAGATACTAGAGAACAAAACTTAGACCATAAATTATTCATGGTGCATTTACACCGTCACGATTTTAACACAACAATGTCAAGACATATAAAATGGGCAGGCATGGATTGGTCCGAATACACTTTAAAAAATAAATTAAACTATCATTACACTGAGAAATCAGAAGAAAAATTACTAGAATGGTATTATAAACCAATATTTGACAAAATACACACCATTCCAGAAGAAATTAAAAAAAATATTGACATTTAATCACTCCAGATTTTTTTATGTCAATTAAAATGATTATATTTACATATAACAAAACATATACAATATGAAACTAGGAAAACATACATTAGTAATAGACGGAAACTACTTCCTACATAGTAGACTTTTTGTCTTACCAAGGCCAAAGGGCAAACAATTATTAAAAGACGAAGAAGGCAAATCTCAATTAATGCGCAAATTATGCATTGATTTTGCAAGCGAAGTTCGTAAATTAACACCATTCGTGGATCAAATAGTCGTCGCAGTAGATTCAAAATCATGGCGTAAAGACCTTTTTCCAGATGCGGAATACAAAGGCACTAGAGTTGCTGATGATTCTGTTAATTGGTCAAATGTATTCTCAACATACGAAGAATGGCAAAAGATTCTAGAATCCAAAGGTGTTATTATCCATAAAGTATCAGGCGCAGAAGCTGATGATATTCTATTCGGATGGTCTACTCAATTAAATAATGAAGGTAAAAACTGTATTGTATGGACTGGCGATCGCGATTTGATTCAACTTGTTAATTACAATCAAGCAACTGATGCATATACTCTATGGTATTACAATTCTAAAAGAACCTTATTGGCATTCGAAGGATTCGAAGATGTTCTAAGCAAATCTAAAGTAGATGATATGTCTAACGATGATCTTTTATTTAATATTGGATCCGAATCAGTAATGCAAGATCAACTTAAAGATGATTTTAAAGCATGGATTATTAAGAATGGCGTAACAATTCAAGAAATAAATTGTGATGATTTCATATTCTCTAAAATATTACAAGGTGATAAGAGTGACAATATTAAATCAGTAGTTACATGGACTAAAAGAACAAGTTCAGGTTCTATTAGAAACTATTCAATCACAGAAAAACAAGCGCTACTAATACTCGCTAAATATACTGAAACTGAAGGTGAATTCCATATCGATCATTTCTTTAATAAAGAACGAGTTACACTACTTGTTAGTATTGTCCATGAAATTGTTGGTAGATCTACATTAGAAGAAATACGTATTAGATTTAATCAAAATCTAGATCTAATGTTGCTACACTATAACACAATACCTGAAGGAATTCAAAAAGGCATATACTCTGAAATAGAAAAAGATCTTTCTAAAGAAACAAATCTATCAACACTAAGTCAGATGGAAAAAATCTTAGAAGGAACTGATTGGAATTCTAAAAGATCAACAGGATCTGGGGCTCCAAAGGGATATGATGCTTTTGCTAATCTTAAAAAAGAAGAAGAAAAGCCTGCTCCACCAAAACACATTAATGAATTATTCTAATGACACATTCTGAAGAAATAGAAGAAATCTTAATCAATGCACATTCTGAAAATATTTCAAATGAAGTAATTTTAGAAGTAAACAAATTAGGAATTAGAGATATAAAAACTATAGAAGCTAGATTAAAAATTTATACAAAAGCAATAGAGAATGTTAGACGAAACAAAACTGTTTGATTTTATTAAGATTATGTTTACCAGACCTGGTGATTATGATAAGATAACAAATCATAATAAAAAGAGACATCACTTCATGATTAATCGTTTTTTTGCGATTAAATATCCTGCAAATGCTTCTCTTTTTAATCTTAATGGAATTAACCCAAACGCAGTTATTGATAGTTGGTCTCTCGTTGCTCGTAGGTTTTCTAGAGTTCCAGCTTGGATCTATACTAAAACTAAAAAATCAGCAACTTCTAAAAAAGAAAAATCAAAATATATACCTTCAGATAAAGCTATTTCCTTTTTCATGGAAAAAAATGAAATTGGAAAAAGAGAGTTTAAAGAATTAGAAACATTCGCAAAGGAAGAATTATATCAATCTCTGAAAAGAATTGAAGATTCAATGCAAGTATATTAAAAATAACTAAAGGAATATGTTTGAATATGATTTAAGTCTTTTGCCAACTGCAATTGACATCACCCTGTATAAATACAACTACATAGATAATAAGATCTTTACCCAATTGAATAATCAAGTTGATTTTATTCAAGTTGATTCAGATTCAATCATAGTATCATCTGATCAACTCAAGGTTTTTTTAGAAGAAAACTACCAAAGCGAACTCAATAAGTTTAAATCAATCGGTACTGACATAATTCATAAAGAGATTAATTCAACCTTTTTTCTGCATAAAATGTGTGAAGAGATGGAAAATCTTAAATATGTTAAGATTACTTTAAATAAAAAGAAGGGCTATAGCAGAACAGTCGAATTAGATGGCAATAAAGTACTTCAATTTAATTTTAAAATAATGACAGCAACTATTAGACTTTCTGACATATTTTCAGACAAAGATCTATTAAGTGCGAACAAGGCTCTTGAAAAAATAGGAATATTAAGAGATGGGACCCCGTTTGTTAGAATTAAAGGAAAAGATTTAGGATCTTTAATTGACTCAAACATGGAAAATGAAAATAAAGATTTTGCACCACTATTAGATATTCTAGATATTTTAGAACATAAAATGGAGCAAGACGATTCATTAATACTACTAATCACGGACTATTAAGCAATTTTTCTTGAATATATAAAGAAAAATAGTTTAATTAATGAAGTTTCTACAAAATTTTGGTAAAAGAGAAGGACTAGTCTATATTGTTGTTTCATTATGGATTATAATGGGAATACTTGGTCTTTATAAAGGTGCAAGCCTTTCTGACCTTGGAGTTTACTTTGGTTCACTAACAGCATACGCAGCAACATATATTTGGGGAGAGTCTAAAAGACCAAGCACTAAAACAAGTGTTCTTAAAAAAGGACCTAAATCTAGAAGAGAGGTTATGATTTATGTGGTTGTCCTCTTATGGGCAATTGCAGGAATGGTGGCAATTTGGTATTTAGCAGATTTAAATGAATTATCAATATACTTTGTTTCATTGACTGGTTTTATTATGTCATGGATTGCTGGAGAAGTTTATAAACCACAAGACGAAATTAAAAACAAAGAAGAATAATGGTATTAGGTAATATAGCAAATGAATATGGTGACATAATGATCGCCTCGTTTAATGAACCTCTAATCGGAATTGAAAACATAACAGGTTGGAACATTGTTGTTGGTTTAAAAACAACAGACATGGTTGGAAGTATATCTGTCGAAACGGGAAGCATGGAAGTAATCGGATTTCAAACTCAATTTTTAGCTGCCTTTAATACTGTGGATAAAAATAAAATTATCATCGGTAATATAGAATATGAAATAGCTCAAGTTACTAACAACTATTCAATGACACTAACAACACAGATGTCATTCACAGCAAGTGGATTAGATTATTTTATTCCTATTGATTCGAATAATCACTTTGAGTACGAGTTCAGATGGTCACAGACTGGTAACACATTTTCTGAATTTCAACAATTGAATGAAGGGCTAGCTCTTGGCGATCTTTTTAGTATTCCTTTTGATAAAACAAAGCCAGTATACGTAGATACTAAATTTGAAGTTGATGGACTTGTTCCAGGTAATTCATTAGCGATATTATCAATTGATTATGTTTATCCGGATCCAGATACTGGAAATTTAATATCATGTCCTAACGTTTGTTTTGATGACGTAGCGTGTGATTCTTTTGGATATAATGGATGTGCAAATATTCATGTTGTTTGTGATGATAATCAATTTAAACCATACTCTTTAGATAAATCAAATAATTTATATAAACAATTAGTAAATATAGCATCTGATATATTTGGACACGAGGTTCAATATTTTAGAACAGAACCGGATTTAAGAACAAGCGATGTTATCTTAATGGAGTACTCATTACATAATGTAGTCGCTCAAGATACTCTTAAAATTCTTGTTCCAGATAATGAATTCCCAAGTGAGGCAAATACTTACGATATTTTTGGAATTGAATACGCTGAATTTGAAATTCATATTACTGCGACTGAATTTGAAAAAATCTTTGGTAGTGGTAAAAAACCAAGAAATAAGGATTATATGTTTATTCCTCTTATTAATAGAATGTATGAGATTAACTCTCTTTCTATAGCGGACGAGTTTAATAAAACAAAATCTTATTGGAGAATTAAACTAGTAAAATACCAAGAAAGAAGTTCAGTTTCTAAAAATGAATTTGAAATTGCAACAGATAATCTAACAACTGGAATAGAAGAAATATTTGGAGAACAAATAGCAGCAGAATATGAAAAGAATACTAAACCCGATCAATACCAAACTGTTTCGACTTCATATAAAGATGGTATTAGAGAATTTATAAGTAAAGATCTTCAAATTATTGATTTTGATTTAAAAAACAGATGGACTGTTGTTAGTAAAAATTACTATGATTTAACTTCAGTTCCAATAGGAAACAATGTATTGCAATATGATACAATTTCTAAAGTAACGCCAACACAGGACGCTGCGTTCACGGGTTGGTTTAAACCACAATTCGATTCAACAAGTACTGATGAATATTTCTTATTTGGAGATAACACTGCGCTTATAGGATTTAAGATCTATATTAGTAACACTAAGTTTAAAATTTTAGTTAATGGAAATACTACTGAACTATCACATGGAATAACTCTAGATAGTAATAAGTGGTATTCCTACATTATAAATCTTTCAAATGAATTCTTAACAACTGGAGTTTATATTTATAGCTTAGATTTACAAAGTAACGTGCTAAGTACTGGAACCTTACCATTGTCAAATCTACCAGCATCAGGTTCAAATAATCTAGTACTAGAATTTGATAACATAACTCAAAATATAGCACCAATATCTTGGGATTCTCCTTCGAAATATATGCTTAGGGGAAATAGCATGCACATGGCTAATATTAGAATGTTTAACACACCAATAGAATTAGAACAGCATGCTAATGTATTAAATCAATATGTTGTTAGAGACAACCAATTGGCTATAATTATTGATAATGCAATACCAAGTCTAGGATTCCAGAAATTTGCTAACGCAAAATAATTGGGATAAATATTCTAATAAAACTATACATTTATGTCAGAAGATAAAAAGATTAATGATCAGGCTGAGGATATCAGAAAGGACTTAGAAGCCCTTATCGGAGAAAGCTCAGACCCTATAAAAGAAACTATAGATATTGACCCACAATTACCTGCTAAAAGAATGGAACCACTAGTTTCTTTTGGAGAACTTAAAGCAAGTTCAACAAAAAAGGCAAAGAAAACAATCACAGCACTAATGAAGTTTTATCTCGACGAGGATATTATCGAAAAAGATGAATATGTTCAGGCTAAAAAGAAAATGGATGAAATGACGATGAGTTCGTTAGTTTATCAATTACAAGCAGGAGAAAGAGCACTAACAATACTACTTGAAACTATTGAAGATGGAGAAATTGCTCCAAGAATGTTTGAAGTACTTGCTACTTTACAGAAGTCAATGTTAGATATAATTAAATCCCAAACAATGTATTTAATGGCTACTGAAGAAAGTGCTAAGAGAATTGCAAGGGATATTGATATTTATAAAAGAAGAGATGACGTTAGAGAAATCAAAGAATCAGGAGGTTCATCTTCATCACAAGATGGAACAACACTAAGAGGATCAAAAGATTTAATGAAATTAATCAGAGATGGAATGAATCCTGATGAAATCGAAGATGTTGAAATAACAGAATAATATGAGTGAAATTGGAGATAATAAATGGATTCCAAAAGGAGAATCGTCTAAAGATGCTCAAAAACTCGTATGGTCAACAAAAAGTATTAATGATTTATTAGTCGCACTTGATAAAGGATATAGACCACAGGTTTCTATGCCATTTTATGAAGGTAAGCAATTTTTAAAGAGAGGTAATATTGTATTTGAATACACCGACGAAGAGATATCTGAATTAGCGAAATGTGCAAACGATATTGTATATTTTGCTGAAAAGTACGCTGTTGTAATGACAGATGAGGGAGTTCAGCAGGTTAAGTTAAGAGATTATCAAAAGAAAATGCTTAGAGATTTTCAACACAATAGATTTAATATTGTTTTAGCTTCTCGTCAAATGGGTAAAACAGTAACTGCCAGCATTTTTAATGCATGGTATTTAACTTTCAATTATGATAAAACTACACTGCTACTAGCAAACAAGTCTGATTCAACAAAAGAAATTATTGACAAAGCAAAAGTCGTACTTGAAAATCTACCATTCTATATGAAGCCTGGTATTATTAAGTATGATGTAATGAATGTTCGTTCAGATAATGGATGCCGTTTAGTTGGTCAATCAACAACTGCCAAATCAGGTATTGGTTTTACAATTCATAATTTATATCTAGATGAGTTTGCGCACGTTCACCCAACAATTGTAAATTCATTTTATGAAAACGTGTACCCAACGCTTTCTGCTTCTAAAGTTTCTAGAATCAATATCACATCAACACCAAATGGATTTAATAAATTTTATGAAATCTATGCAGATGCTGAAAAGGGTAACAATGAATATAAAGCTACTAGAATTGATTGGTGGCAACATCCAGACAGAGACGATGCTTGGTACAAAAGAGAATTAGGTAACTTAGGATCTGAAGATGCATTTAATAGACAGTATGGAAATGAATTTACAAGTTCATCCAGTCTATTATTAAGCCCTGATACTATGAAGATTATCAGAAAGAACGCTAGTAACTTCGAATGGTATGATCTAGAAGAATTTGATAATATACACATAGATACTAAAGGTCACTTAGGTTTTGCGCCTGGATTTGATGTTGAGTCTGCAAATGATCCAAATAAATATTATCTATTTTCAGTAGATATTGCAGAAGGAAACGGTGGAGATTTTTCAGTAATTAATATATTTGAAGTTGAACCAATGACCGACAAGGATATTAAATCATTTGTAGGACCACAAGCAATGTATGATTTCTTTAAAATAAATCAAGTTGCTGTTTTTAGAAGTAATGATCATCCTATTGAAGATTTTGCAAAGGTCTTATATACCTTAGCAATAGATGTATTTAATTCAGAAAATGTTAAAATGATTATTGAATATAATACTTATGGAAGTATCTTATTAAAATACTTATCAACAGTATTCTCTGGTAGAAATGATTTTGAAGACGAAATGGTCTTAAGATTTAAACACAGACACGACGCAAAAACAGTTAAACCAGGAATCAGATTAAAAAGTGATAATAAATCAGTATTCTGTCAAAACTTTAAAAAATTGATAGAAATGAATAAAATGAAAATTAATGAAGTTGCTACAGTTCAAGAGGCAAGTCTTTTTGGAACATTACGAAATGGTAGTTATGGAGCCCAAATGGGAAATGATGATACTATAATGACCTGTATAACTGCAACTGAATTTTTTCAAACAACCGATTATGCAGATTATGTCGAAGAATTACTTGATATAATCGCACCAGAAAAATTTAAACTAATGGAAGAAACACTCTATAAAGATTTAGATGTTGAAGGTGATTTACAATTTGATATTTATGATCTTTTGTAATAAACCCAAAGATAAATTAGATATATAATAAAAGAAAAAAAAATAAATTATAAATTATGGCACTTAGTCCTCAATTATTACAATTTAAGAGCTCAGGAGTTTACAGACTAGAATTTGATAAGTCACAAACCTCTAACATTAATGTTGAAACTCTTAGATTAGTTGTAGGTACCTCTAGGAAGGGACCTTACAATACACCAGTTCTTATTGATACTGTTGAATCATTTAACGATGTTTTCGGTGGAATTGATAAAAACTTAGAAAAAAAGGGAATGTTTTTCCATAGATCAGCGGTTGAAGCTCTTTCAAGAGGTCCAATCTTAGCATTGAACTTAGGAAAAATGACACCAACAACTTATGATGCTGGTGGAGTTTTCTTAGGCGGTGATACAGCTCACTTCCAATCTGTTTCAACAAATGGATCATTAGAAGGAAACAAATCAAATCAAGATTTTGATGCTTATTCAGAGTTCTTTAACACTGAAAAGTTTTGGGTACCATCTGATGTTAATACGTTACAAACAATTAACGGAAATAACGCAAATGAAGGCAACTTATTAAACTTTGTTAACATTAAACAACAAGCTATTACAGTAATCACAAGACAGGCGGCTAATGTTGCTGAATTTGATATGACTGCTAGAGAATGGTATGGTGAAGGTAATGTACCTTCTTATTTAAATGAATTAGACAGAATGTCTGATTATATGTTAGATGTATTTGTATTTAAAGGAGAATTTAACGCAACCGCTTTAAAGAACGATCCAATTTATGGAGACTACTTTGATGAAGGTGGTTTACTAGTTGAAAAATTAGCTGAATTTGCTAACTTAAGACAAATTACTCTTTTAGCACAATACACTGGTTCTATCCTTCCAGGATTTAAAGATTTAGAAGGAAGAAACTTATACATCGAATCAATCGTAAACTTAGAGGCTAGAAGAACTGGTCTTTTCTGTGCAGTTGATGAAGATGCAGTATTAGATGAAAATGGAACTAAAGTAGATTTCGTAGGTCATGCTATTGATGCTGACGAAGATTTCGAAGTCTTATCTCACGTAGTTGGACAAGATGTAACAGTGCCACATTCAATTACTATAGGCGCTGGATCAGTTAATGTATCTGGAGCATCTAGTAATCAATTAGCTTTTACAGGAGTTTTACAAACAGAATATAACAATGCAAATATAGATACTGATGATTTCGTAGATTCATTAATTTCTAATGAATATGCTAAAGTTGATTCTGTTAGCGCATTCACAGAGACAAACACAGGATTAATTGCTCTTCCAGTAGCTGCAGTACCACATGTTTCAGTAAATACATCAGCGCCGGGAATCACAACTACGGCAAACCTAGCTGGAGATGTTATTGACATAACAGGAATAACTGCACTTGCTGCAGCGAATTTTGCTATTGGAAAATTCTACTCAACAGATTCAGGATTAACTGGAAATGAAATTGTTAATAACACTTACACTGGTGGTGTTTTACAATTAACTTTTACTAGCGCAATAGCATCACCATTGCCAACAACATGGGATCTATATACATCATTATATGTAGCTGAGGTATTTTCTATTGGAGATTTTACAATTACATGTCTTGAAGCAGTTGCAGCACCTGGTGCTACTGTATCTTTATATCACGTAACTAATTCAAGAGTTATTGATTTAGATTTCCCATCAATAGGTGGAACATTATTATCACAAATTGCTGGAAGTACTAACTTTGATGTACAATTTGCGACTATATTAACAGCACCTGCTATATTCCCACTAAGTGTTGGAATGTATGTTGATTCTGCAATTTCTGGTAGAATCGCGAGAATATCAAGAATTGAAAAAGTAGTTGCCACTACAGTAACTTACAAAGTATACTGTGATATCGAACCAGCATTTGCTAACAGATTAATAAAATCTTTCTCAACTGCTTCTGACTACTACAAGACACTTGTATTACCAAAAGCATCTATTGCTGTTAAATCAATAACAAATTACTTATCAGTTCTTACTGGAGGTTATGGTTTATATGACGCACTTATCGATAAAGATATTATCGACTTTAGATATGTTGTTGATACATTTACTTCATTCTCAGACGGTAAAATTGAGACTAAGAAAAACTTATCTCAATTAGCGAAAGACAGAGAAAACGCTGCTGCTATCTTAAATGCTCCAACTGTTGCTGATTTTAAAGCATCATTTGATCCATCATTTAAAGACGCTAACGGAACATTCAAAACTCAATTTATTAAAACTGGAGGTAACTTAGATCAGAATCCTACATTCTTATACAATCTTCCAAGTATCGCAGAAGGTGCAAACTATGCATTCTACTACGCTCCTGGATTAGTTGTAAATGATAATGGAAAAGATATAGTAGTTCCACCAGCAGCATACGTTGCTAACAATTACATCGACAAATACACTAACGCTTTACCATGGTCAATCGTGGCTGGTCCAAGACGTGGTGTGGTTTCTGGTGCAAATGTTAAAGGAGCTGAATATTCTTTTGATAAAAACGATAGAGACATCCTAGAGCCATTCGGAATTAACCCGATTGTATTTCAAAGAGGTGTTGGTCTAACAATTTTAGGAAACAAAACAGCACAACAATCTATTAAATCTGCACTTTCTTCTGCTCACGTAAGAGAAGTACTTATTTATATACAAGATGGTATGGCTAATATCCTAAAGGATTACGTATTTGAATTTAACACTGTACAAACTAGACTTGAAATTAAAACTTTAGCAGATTCTTTCATGGAATCAGTTAAACAAGATAGTGGTGTATATGAATTCAGAAACATAATGGATCAAACAAACAATACTAACGAAGTTATCGATAATAACATGGGAATCATTGATACTTATGTTGAACCAGTTAAAGGTTTAGAAATCGTTGTTCATAGAACTACAATTCTTAACACTGGAGAAATTCAATCAGGAAACTTAGGTTAATATTTAAAGATATATAAAAAAATAAACAATATAAAATAACATGGCTTTACCACATTATTCACAAGATCAGACAAGTAGACAAGGTAGACAGTTTGAACCAGTTCAGGCTAACCTGTTTGAGGTAACTATACTTCCTCCAGCTGGTGTTGCAGATGCACCACTAATGCTTCAACATGTAAATTCAATCTCAGGATTAGAATTATACAAAGGAGTAGATGCAGTTGCACAAAAATACAAATTCTCTACTCGTTCGTACGCTGGTATGCCAAGTGAAACAGCTGTTGATATCACAATCAACTTCTCGTTAAACTTGAACGAAGCAAACCAAGCATACTTATACAAATCAATTAGACAATGGTATAATTCACAATATGACCCACAGACTGGTGCTATGGGACTTAAGAAGGATTACGTTGGAACAATTGTAATCGTACAGTTTAACAGAGCTGGAGATATTTATAGAACAGTAACTTTAGAAGACTGTTTCATAACTTCAGGTGCTCCGTTTACTAACGACCTTTCTTACGAATCTGCAGATCCTGCTCAATTAGAAATTGGATGGAGATGTGATACGTTTAAAGAAGTATTAGCATAATAAATCTAAAACAACAACAATAGGGGATAGTTCTCTGGAATTATTCCCTATTTTTATGAAACTAATACATAATATAATAATATAATAATAATAAATGGATAAACTGACTAAAAAGTTACAAGTTCTATTGTCTGAAGACGAAGTAACTATGATTAATCGGATAATCCTTAACGAAGCAATTGAAACAGGACAACGTCCAGTATCAGTATCAGCTTTCATTAGAGACATTATTCGAATTGAAATTAATAAAAAAGGGAATGATATTAAACCCTGGGACAAAGCAAATATCAAAAAACTTAAAGATAAATAAATATGAGCAAAGACAAGGAAATTAATTTAGACGAACAATACAAAGATATTGTTGACGCTACAGAGAATTCAAGTACTAACGAGCCAGTAAATTTAGGATCTGTCAACATGGACAGATATTCTAACCAGAAAGCACAAGACGCTGATGTCCATTTAGGATACCATGCTGTTGATGCTGTAGGACTTCCATCTGGCGGAAGATTCTATCCAGACGATGCTATTATTAGTGTTAGAGCTGCTAAAGTTGGAGAGATTAGAAATTTCTCTATTGTAGATGAAAACAACTTAGTAGACATGGAGGAAAAACTAAACTACATAGTAAAGAACTGTGTTAGAATCTTTTCAGGAAAGAAGAAACTTTCTTATAAAGATATTTTAGAAGAAGATCGTTTCTATATTTTACTTTCAATTAGAGATTTAACATTCCCAGAACCTGAGAATAAATTAATCACTAAAGCAAGAGATAAAGACGGTGTAGAATTTGATGCTGAGATTTCAGCTAAATATTTCCAAATCTCAGATGTACCAGAGGATATATCTAAATACTATTCGCATGAGGCAAGAACCTTTAATATCGAAACAAAATCATTTGGTATTATAGACATGTCTCCTCCGACTATTGGTATTATGGAGGTAATCACTGATTATATCAAAACAAAACAAATAAACGGAGGTCAATGGGATCAATCATTCCTACAAATACTTCCTTATATACAAAAAGACTGGAGAGGCTTTAATGAAAAAGCAATCTTCCAAGGTGAAATCGAATTTCAAGGATGGAACGAAAGAAAATATATGTTGGTTTATAGACTCGCTGAAAAGATGAGAGTTGGTATTAAACCCGAAATGCTAGTACAGCACGAGGATGAGGAGGTCCTCGTACCTATTAATTTTCGTGACGGACTCAAATCTCTTTTCGTTATTTCAGATATCACTGGAGAACTTCTTTAAAACTAAGTTCTATATGATATACCATCTAAAGCTTCAGCCTTCAGAGATTGAAGCTTTAGATTACTACGAGTATTGGTATTATGTTAAAGATATGGCAGATGTTCTGAAGAAACAAAATTCAGATAATTCAGATCAAACCGATCAAATGTCAGCTCAGCAAAAAGGAATGATGAGTAGTATGAAACCTCCAAAAATGCCTGGAATGTCAGGTGGTGGAATGAAAATGCCAAAAATTTCAATGCCGAAATTCTAATATATATAATACTACTATATAAAAAATACTATAGAATGAATGGGAATGTTCAGTTCACCTTTTGAAAAATTAACTGCAGATAATCAGGGAGCCATGTCTTCGTCTATGACGAGCATGGCTACATCTGTTTCTAAAGGCGGTGGTATGTTTGAGATATTCTCTCAAATGCTAACTACACTTAAACAGATAGAAAAGAACACCAGAGTTTCTCAAAAGGGAAAGATGGGAGCTAAGGCAAAGAGCGCTGTTCTGATGGGTCTTATTGGTGGCAAAAAATTATCCGCAATTGGAAAGGGGCTTAATTTAATTGCAGATGCTCTAAAAAACTTTGAGGAACCTGAGCAAATAAAGGCTAAGATGGAGGCTCTTACTGTAGGGCTTATGTTACTTGAAGGAGTTGGTAAATCAATATTTAAATTCGCAGGATGGTTAGTATTAGCTACTCCATTATTAATTGTCGCAGCTGTTGTTGCTCCAATTTTAGGATTAACATTAATGATGATCTTAGGAACTCTATCGCTTGTTGGCAAATTAATGCCAAAGAAAAAGCTGTTACAGACATTTATAATGTTAAGAATGGTTGGAATTGGTATATTTATGTTCGTTTCAATGATTGCTCTTTCAGGGTTAATAGCTGTATTCGCGCTAAAGGCGCTTCCTATGGTTGCTATGATACTCTTAGGTATGGCTCTAGTTTTTAAATTAATAGACATGATGAAGATAGATAAATCAATCCGACATGTTGCTAGAGCTCTTCTAATTGCAGGTAAGGCTATTATAATGCTAGCAGCTGCACTTGTATTATTTAGTTTAATTATAAATCTACTAGGAGATCCATTCCAAACAGTACTACTGGTCGGAATGGCTGTTTTAGGTGTTGCAGTATTATTTATGATAATGGATAAGATGCAACTTGATAAATCAATGAAAAAGACAGCAAGAGCACTGTTGACGGCTGGACTTTCTATTGTAATTCTTGCAGCATCTATTGTATTAGCTGAAGCGATATTAGGTATGAATGGAGATCCCATGAAATCATTACTTATTACTGGTCTATTAATCGGTGGAACCGCGGTATTATTTAATTTAGTTGGAAAACAAGCAGTCAGCATTTTTAAAGGAGCTATAGCTCTTATAGTCGCAGGTTTCGCACTAATAGTACTTGGTTTTGGTATATCGTTAATGGCAGAAGCAGCACCAGACATACCAACAGGTTTAGGTATACTTGCATTAATCACTGGAATAGGAGTTGTAATGGGAGTTGCTGGTTTAGCAGCTGGATTTATATCGCTCGGTGCCGCATCGATGATAATCGCAGGTATTGCACTTCTCGTGCTAGCACCTGGGGTATCGAAAATGGCTGAAACCACAAAGGGTATGTCTACAGAAAATGTTAAAGTCATGGCACTAGTAATTGGAGCTATAGCAGCAACATTCGCAGCAGCTGGTATTTTAACAATACCTATAGCATTAGGTGCAGGCGCATTAGTAATAGCCGGTATCGCCTTAATCAAAATTGGAAAGGGATTAGCATCAATGAATACGGCACTACAAGGAACCGATGGTATTCTTGCAGATTCAGGACATGTTACAGAATCTACATTTGGATTCGGTGGTGGTAGAATGATGTCAAAAATGGAATACGCTATTCAATCTGTAGGTTATTCATTTGTAATGGCTCCTTGGACCGCAGCTGGAATTGCTATTGGCGTACTCGCTTTAAGAGATGCTGGTAAGGTTCTTGTTTCAATTGGTATGGGAATTCAACAATTCCAAAAAATAGCAGCAACTGCTGACTTATCTAAATTAGGAGAGAATGTTAACATAATAGTAGATACATTATCAACGACTTTTGCGAAAGTAGGAAGACAAATGAAAGGTGGTAAGACCAGTTTAATGAGCGCGGTCTTTGGAACCGGCGGATCCAATGCAGTAGCTGATGGTATTTCAGCAGTAATGGGTATGGGAGACGCTTTAACAGGGATAGCAGTTGGTTTTCAAAACATGGCAAACCTTAAGTTCCCTACTAAATACGATAAAAACGGTAAACCAATAGAATTTGAAACAATGTCATCTGACGCACCTGAAAAGGTAGCAAAGAACGCAGGAATAATAACAAGCGTGCTTGCTGAGGTATTCGGAAGAATAGGCTTAAAATACCCAGGTGGTAAAAGATCTCTATTTTCTATAAGTTCATCACCAGTATCTGATGGTATTTCTGCAGTACAGGGAATGGGAGACGCTTTAACAGGAATTGCATTAGGATTCCAAGCAATGGCAAACCTTAAGTTCCCTACTAAATACGATAAAGAAGGAAAACCAATAGAATTTGAAACAGTAGATATCCCGGGAGCTGTTAAGAAGGTATCAGCAAATATGACAATGATTCTCTTAGGTGAGAATGGATCCGGAGGTTTAGTAGGCATGTTATCTAATATAGGTAAAGCCGGAGGACCAGATGGTGGATTGTTTGGTAGTACAGATTACGAAAAAGGAAAGGAAATGATCCAAGGAATTGGTACTCCTATTAAAGATCTTGCAGAGGGTGTCAAAAACATGGCAGAACTTAGATTTGCAAATAAGTGGGATAAAGACGGTAAAGCAATCGGTTGGGTTTCTCATACTGGAATGGCAGCTAGTCTTAAAAAGGTAGAAGAAAATATTAAACAAATCTTATTAGGTAGTGATGGTTCTGGAGGTCTTGTAGGTATCTTTAAAAAACTAGGAGGAGAAGATGATGGTGGTTGGTTCTCAGCATCATCAATAGAAAAAGGAGCTGACATCGCTAAAATGATATCAAAACCTATAAAGGATATAGCCAGCGCAGCACAAGAATTAATGTCTGATAAATGGACACCAGAAGGAGCATCTGCCAGAATTGGAGCAATTATAGGAGCACTTGCAAAGGGTGAACAAACTCTTGCCGCTGGAGGATTATTTGGAAAGGGTTCAAATCCATTAGAAGAAACTGCAAAATTCTTAAAAGCAATTGCAGAACAGGTTGATCCATTTGAAAAGTTTACTCAATCATTTGGTAACTATGTTGAAGACTTTGTAAAATATAAAGACGCCATTAACGCGTTTGATCCAGAAAAATTAGAATTGACAACTGAAATGTTTGCAGGACTTACACATCTTTCTAAAACTGAAGATGCTATAAATAATATGTCTGAACAACTAGCAGCTGCAATTTATAAACTTGCTGAAATGATTGAATCTACTGGAGGAGGTACAAGTACTGAAGGTGCTACTAAACCTGCAGGAGCTAGCCCAGCATTTGATGCACCGAAATCTGGAGGTGGAGAAGCCAAATCTGGAGGAGATATGTCTGCTGTCGTAAAAGCTATCCAATTATTAGAATCTAGATTAGACGAACCCCTTATTGTTAAGAGCGGATCTAAGAGTTGGTTTAATTAATGAAACTTTTTTAAACTTCCATATATAATTACTGTTCTTTGAAATTACGGTAAAAATAAAACAAAACAAATATGGAACAAATAATAGCATTTGTTTTAGGTATAGTGATCGTTGCATTACCAATTGCAGTGGTTGTTATGTTTAAGACTAAATCACAAGTTAAAAACCTTTATAAAGAAGTAGAAGACCTACAGTATGTCATTAATGATATAGAAACTGAAACAGGTAAAAATGAAGATCAGTTAGATCGTAGAATCGATCAAGAAATTGATAGAGCCGACAAACAAATAGAAGAACTATATAAGTATGTTGACAGTCGAACTGATAAAATGGAATCAAGATGTGATTCTAAATTTAATGAAAATTCTAATTTTGCTGATTTAATTCAACATGCAATAGAAAAACTACAGCATCAAGTATCAGAAGTTCAAGTAACTTTAGAGAACGAACTCAATAAACAATAATTAATTAAAACCAACCGTAATAAAGAACTTCAAAGCCCAGTTAATTCTGGGCTTTTTTTTGAAACAAGACTAGAATTCCTTATATAATTATTAAATTAAACAAAATGAAGGTTACGAAAAAATTACAAAAGTTTATTGATTCAATATCTACAATCGGAGATAGTAACATACCAGATGATGATGGTAAAATCTATTACTCAAACGTAGATGGTTCTTACTTAACTAGAGTTGGAGTGGAAAACTCATTAAAGTTCTTATTTAAATATGGAATAAGTGAACAAATCCAAGCTAGAAAAGATAGTGGGGTTGCTAGTATTGGATTCAATCCAATCGAACAAAAATGGTATGGGTGGTCACATAGAGCACTATATGGTTTTGGTATTGGTAGTGAATGTAAGAAAGGGAATTGTGGATATTCAGCATCTAATAAAATAGATTTTGCAGAAGAAAACCTAAATTGGTATGGTGATAATGATATGGGTGACACTTATAAAATAAATGCTACTGTAAAAGAACATACAGAAGCTGGTGTTTTGGGGGTTTTGGTTGAATATGATTATGATGATAAAGTGCCAAATGAATCAACAAGAGGAACACATAGAAGAGAATTTGAACCATATCCAAAAACTTTTGGTAAAGGTGAGTGGATTGCAAACACTTTAGAAGATGCAAAGCAAATGGCAATTGATTTCTCAGATGGAGTATCATAAATTATAATAAAAAATGAAGATAAAGAAAATTTATAGAGATACTATTGTAACTGATGCAAGTGGGCAAGTGGATTCTAACATATACATTGATACGGATTCTGTATTTTTTAGCTCTGT